TTATTCGTGTTGCATTTCGTGTTGCATACTCTCAAAATAATCATTTATTCTCTTATTAATTTCCTTATTTTTCCCTCTCATAGTATGTTGGTATACAGTCTTAAGCGTTGAGCTTGTGGACCATCCGCCGCGCTCCATAATGTATTTATCCGGGATTCCCATAGCGTGAAGAATCGAGGCGGAGTAATGCCTTAAATCGTGAAACCTGAAGTGTTTAAGACCGGCTTTTTTTAAAAGATTTGCAAAGCGATCCGTTATCATGTTCGGGTGCAGATTTGTAATCTTCCCATCTTCAGGCAATAGATCTATAACAAAATCAGGGAATTCTATATATCTGTCACTGCTATAAGTCTTTGGGGCTTTTATAACCCATGATCTATCAGGAGCTTTTACCATAGCATTTTTAACATGAACAATATTGCCATTTATATCTGAAGCCTCTAAAGCACATATTTCACCACGGCGCATTGGGCCGAAAGCGGCAAGCAGTATAGGTATTTCTAATTCTGTACCCTTTGCATATGCTAAAAGCTGCTTTACCTCATCGTCTGAGGGTATATGAATATCGGGCTGTACTTTTTTAGGCAAGTCGGTTTTAAGTGCAAAATTAGGCCTGTAAGTGCGAATAACAGCATTAAGCAGCCCGTGAATATTTCTGATTGTTTTAGGCGATACAGTGCCGGCAATGGAGTTTATAAATACCTGAATTTGCTCTTGGGTGATACTGTCTATTCTAAGTTTTGCAATTTTGCTGATTTGATTGTTCGCTATACCGGTATAAGTTCTCACGGTGGTAGGTGATAGAATTGATAATCTATTATTGATATACTGTTCAGTGGCCTTTCCGACAGTAAGATTGCCTTTTGCGGTGGCGGTTTCCTCCAACTTAAAGGAAGTAGCCAAGTATTCCGCTTCTTTTTTAGTATCGGCGGTAAAGGACTTATAGTGTCTTTTACCATTATCATCCGTATAGTCATATATCTGGCATCTATAACTGCCTGATGGGAGTTTTTTCGCTGTAGCCATAGCGTACCTCCTTTTTGGGTGTGGTCAAAAGGCTGTCACCGTGGTACAATATAGCTTGTTTAAGGTTATATTGTTGTAGGCGACAGCTTGCAATGGTATTCAGGCCATCCGGTATTGGCGTATCGGGTGGCTTTTTTAATATAAAAAATCTCTAGGTTCGGCTTTGTATAGTTGCTAAGTCTATAAACTTGTTGGTATAAACATTAGTGACATTATAATCAACGCACTTAAAGTTCCCGAGTGGAATTGCATTTTGATTTGACGGTACTCCGGTTTGATTTATATAGGTCAGTAGACCGGAATCAAAAAAGTATTTATAAGCACGAGTATCATTTGGAGGTAATAAACAAATATATTTACAACATGATTTAAAATAATCGTACATACCACCTAAGAATGCGACAAAACCCGCATTAAAATACTTTACATCAGAGAAGTCTAAAGTTACATGTTTGTCATAGCAGTTGCAAATATATGAAAATAAATTTGACATATATTTATACCCGATAAAATCTAAGTTGAGTCTTGTAGGAATTTTTAAAGTTGCCACAGTAAATTTACTCCTTTTTATATTTACATACCTTTCCTAATACCTTACCTATTACTTGAATTTCTTTAAATTCTACAGGTTTGATAGTCTTATACTTTTGGTTATGTGATATAAGCCCACCTTTACCAAGTTCTTTTATGTATACTTCAGAGCCGTTTATCATAAAAATGCCTACATCACCGATATCAAGTGAAGTCATTTTCTTGACATACACCTTATCACCGTCATAGAAAGTAGGTTCCATACTGTCACCGCTTACCTGTATGATAAAGTCGGCTCCGGGACAGAGTGGAGCTTTTACTATTTCTATGTCTATATCTGTCATAAAAGAAGTAGCTCCGGCACTTGCACCACCAAGCACATAAGGATACATACAAAGAGATGTTATATTCTTATATGGTATTTTCTCTTCTTGTATGATAGTAACACTTTTATTATCGGTAACTCTTTCATATTCCTTATCAAGTACCAATGTAACAAGCTCTTTACCGTGATCATCAAGATTACGGTATTTTTTTAATATAATATCTTCAATATTGCTTGAATTGTTATTGGTATACATATCATCTTGATATAAGTAATTTGCATCACATTTTAATGCTGACAATATTTTGTACATCAATTCGATTTTTGGAACGCTAACTTCATTTTCATAGTTTGCAATAGCTGATGCTGATACTCCAATTTTCTCTGCTAAATCGGCACGAGATAAGTTCAATTCAGCTCTTTTCTCTTTTATTCTTGATCCTATACTCAATCAAACAATCCTCCTTTCGTTAATGAAAGTATAACAAAGTTATTTGATAAGTCAATAGATATGTTGCAAGTTTCTTGTAAAAAACTATTGACTTACAAAGAAACTTGTAATAACATAAGGATATCTACAAGAAACTTGTAAGAAAAAGAGAAAGGAGAATAAAGTATGGGTGACTATGAAAAGATGTTGGGCAACATAAGGTCAATTATAAATGACAAGGGAATGAAACACAGTGTAGTTGCAGAACGTGCAGGATTCACACCACAAGAGTTTAGTAACATGATGAATGGTAGAAAGACATTAAGGGCTGAGTACATACCAGATATAGCAAAAGCTATGAGGGTAGATCCTAATACAGTCTACTTTTATGAGGAGTACAAGAGAGAGGAAAAGGTAGGTTAGGAGGAAACATGATAGATAGCAAACAAAAATTAGAAGAGTTATTGATGAAGAAAATAAAGGAATTAGTTGAAGAGCCAGCAACAGCAGAAGAATTGCAAACACTACCATTGCTGGCACATGAATTAGTAGAACTTTGGCGTTACGCAAGTGAATTAAGTTCTACCAACTTGTCATAGATTTTTTGCATAAGTTCAGTGATGTCTTGTGATGTTAAATCCGGAGAAGCAGACACTTTAGCGATTGTAATATCTTTGACAAGTTCGATTAAATCTCTATTACGAGTATATTCGGACATATTTAAGCTCCTTTCTAATTACTCGGCTACTGCAATAGCCTGTGATAACAGTTTAGGAGAGATTAAGAATAAAGTAAATATAAAAATGAAGAAAAGATAGGTTAGGAGAACAAGAATGAAAACAGATAATGCAATTAAATATGCTGAAGCTTTGAACGGAATTTCTTTTAGAGAATGGCTGATGCTAAAGATAGGTATGGATAGAATGTTTCAGAACAAATTAAAAGAGCTTGAGCCTGAACTCAAACTCAAACTCTCAGATACTGAACAAGTTGGCAGACTTATTCGGTCGCAATTTGAATAAACATTGGGTTTATACGCCAGTCTTTGCCCTTGTGGTTTATGTGGACATAATCAAGAGAATACATAGTATCAGCATTAGCTCTTGATATAGGTGCGTAGATTTCGGCACCTTCTTCCCACCAGATGAATGGTGATTGATGATTTATACCAATAACACATTCGGAGTCATCATTCAAACAAACCCATTCACCTGCAAGGCAGGCATAAACTTTGGTCATACTCATATCCCTCCTTTCTAAATACTCGGCTTGGCAGAGCCTGTAAGTAGATTGTAGGAGAGATTAGAGGGAAAGTAAATAGGAGGATATATATATGAAAAAGAAAATAGCAAAGAGGATAAATGTAGTAAAGGAGGAAGTATGTCAGGAGTAATTATGCCGTATTTGGGGCCCAAAGGGGAGCACCAGGGGAAGATTGAGGTTATAGATATAAACAGTAAAAAACAGACACCCACATCGGATCGACTTGAAATAGAGGTTAAAAGATTGAGAAGTGTAGTAACAAGATTAAGCAGAGCTATATTTGCGTTAGTCTATTTTGATATAGCCACGATAGCAATAGTAATACATTTAGTGACTAAGTAGAAAAGATAAGGAGGATCGTATGCCAAGACTTACACCATCCGCCACTGAGATGATGGATAGAGAATACAGGGCGGCATATAAGGCGGGGTTAGAGCTTAAAGGTCTTACGCCTGCAAACATCGCAAAATTACTCGGAACATGTGAAAAAACAGTAAAAAGGCGAAAAGATAAGCCGGGAGATTTGAAGTTGTTTGAGTTAAGAGCAATAGCAGAGAAGCTTAACTTCACACCTGAGCAAGTAGTAAGGATGATTTTAAAGTAGAGGAGGAAAAAGGATGACTGAGGAAAAAATGATGGAACTCTGTAAGGAGATAGTACCGGCGATAGAGAAAATAAGGGAAGCTTTTATAAGGCACGGAATAGAAAAAAGCGTGTACCTTAACATAAACAACAGTGATGATTGCCAAGTGACAATGATTGGATGGCGAAAAGACTTTGACGGTTGGGATTTAACAAAATTTAAAAACAAACCGTATGAGATATGGCAAAAGGGAGAGCCGGTGCCGGTGGATAAGGAATAGGGGCTTAACATGGAAACACTGGATATAAAAACAGCTATTCAGATAGCGAAGATACTGGCAGCAGCTCCGAATGAGCGAATACCGATGATACTTGATGTATTTGAAAAGGCGGATGTAGAGATTAATGGCCTTGATGAACTTTCAGAGTGGATAGCACTAAGCAGACAGACGGCATTAATTGATACAGAGGACTTTGTAAAAGATCTGATAAGAGATAGGGAGATGACTGGATCGGAGTATAGAATCCCTACTTCAGAGTTTAATAGCTACTGCAGTTTAAAAGGTGTCAGTGCCAGATACGCAAGAAAGCATCTGTATGAGAAAGGCTTTATAAGAAGTGGAACAGACAAAGAAAAGATTAATTATACTTTATCCGTTCCGGATCCTGTCACAAAGAAACAGATTAGATGTGTATGCATCATACCAAAGACTGGAGGTGATAAGACTTGAAGATGGCATTAAAAGATGGCCAGATATTAATAAAAGAGGCTGACAATGTCCAATTCCAGATTATAAAAAGTTGGGGGAAAATGAAGTGGAGTAGAGCTACTCAGACACTAAGCGGAGTAGTAGATATTGAGTTGCTGAATAAGTTAGCTGGCCTTGTGAACCTTCCAGTGAGCATAGAAGCTGAGCGAAAGCGACTTAATAGAATAATGGCAGCAGTAGACAAGGAAAGAGTAAATGAGAACCCTGTACCAATGATAGATCCACCAATTAAGGTATCACCATTTAAGCATCAAATCAGAGGCTACAACATGGCACTAATGGTGCTGGGGTTTGTAGAGCCACCAAGCCAAGACAACTTAAAGGAGCAATAATACATGAAAAAGAGTAAGAACTACCAAAAAATTATAAGTCAGCTAGAGAACTTATATATTCATGTATCAGAGATGGCTAAGGATGGTGGTGATGAGATTTGGAGTAAGGATAAAAAAGCACTACAGGAAGCAATAGGAATCATTGATGATTATGAAAAAGCCACAGAGCAAACAGCTCAACTGGTGCAGAGATACGAGGTAGGGGCAAAGGTTATACATAGAGACATGGATATATATACTTGTCCTAATTGCGGTAGAAGAGCAAGGCATAATCACGCATATTGCCATTGGTGTGGGAAGAAGCTTATATGGGATAGCGTTCCGGTTCCACAACGAAAAGCGAAAAAGAAGAAATAAGGAGAAGCATGAAACAATTAACAATAAATGTTCCGGATGGAACTCAATTGCTTCACCTATTAGCGGTGATAGATAAGGGTAAAGAAATCCATTATGAGGCAAAGTTCTTCGATTTAAGAGATGGTAAGTCGGAATACACTTTGGACTCATGTAATAAAGAAGGAGAATAAAAATGGAAGAAAGCAAAAGAATTATAGAGATTGATGGTGTAAAGGTAGAAATAGATCTAAGAACAGCAAAGAGAGTAGATTCATTCAAGGTTGGAGACAACATAAAAATCCTTGATAAGGAATATGACACTTACAAAGTGAAGCCGGGTATAATAGTGGACTTTGCAGAGTTTCAAGAACTCCCAACAATAGTAATTGCAGTTTTTGAGGAAGGTTCATGGTCATCCACTCCGAATATTTCATTTATTTATTACAACAAAAACACTTCTAAAAAAGTGGAAATAGTCTCATGTTCTGAAGATGAAATAAAAGTAAGTAAAGAGGGTGTTATTGAGAGATTTGAAAGAGAGATTCAGAAGAAAAAGAATGAATATGAGGATTTAAAAAATAAACTTGAATATTTCAAAACACATTTTCTCAAGGTATACAAAGAAATATAAAGCATAGGAGAATAGTAATGTTTGAGAAAATATTTGAAAAATACAATCAAATTATATTTTTTGACACAGAAACAACAGGATTTAATCCTGAAAGTTTGGATCAGGTAATAGAACTAGCAGCCATAAGTATTGATAAGCATGGAAGGCAACAAGAGATGGATGAATTCATCAAACTTTTCAAAATGCCTGAACATCCTGCAAATATTACAGAATTAACCGAAATAACTAATGAAGCTTTGTTAAAGGGTAGAGATGAAAAAGATGTAATTCATGAATTTATAAACATGATTCAATATAGTGGAAAAACTCTTTTAATAGCACATAATGCTCAGTTTGATCTTAAATTTATTGTTTATGCAATTCATAGAAACAAAAATAGAGACTGGATGCAGATATTTAATGATTGTGACTATCTTGATACTTTTACAGTTTATAAGGATCGCAGGCAGTATCCGCACAGATTAGAGTCGGCAATAGTACAGTATCACCTGATTAATAAAGTTAAAAATAGCCATAGAGCGATAGATGATTGCAGAGCGCTTATTGAAGTGACAAGGTGTATGTATAAAGAAAAAGAAGACTTAGATAGATATGTAAATCTGTTCGGATTTAATCCAAAGTACGGTTCTGATGAAAAGCGACTGAAAAAAGTAGTATATATGAGCCAAAGCATGGATGCTTACTTGGGCAAACCATTATATGAAACTATAAAAAGGGGAGTATAGATGGGCATACAAAATAAAGGGTTCGGATTTCTATTCGAAATGGGATGCGGAAAGACACTCACAGCTATAGCCACACTGGGTACAGCTTATAAGCTTGAAAAAATAGAGAAAGTTCTGATTATAGCACCCACATCAGTCTGCAGTGTGTGGCCTAAAGAGTTTGACGATTACGCAGACTTTAAAGCGATAGTGAAAGTTTTACTGGGAGATAAAGATAAAAGAATCAGAGCTCTCTCTGACCTAGATAACTTCCCTTTTAAAGCGTTAAAGGTGGCAGTCATTAACTATGAGAGTACATGGAGAGAAGATATATTTGAAGCTTTGTATAGGTGGAATGCTGACATGATTATATGTGACGAAAGTCAGAGAATAAAGACTCATGATGCAGAGCAGTCAAAAGCAATCCATAAATTGGGAGATCAGGCACGATACAAACTGATACTGTCAGGAACTCCGGTACAGAATAATGCTATTGATTTGTATAGCCAATACAGGTTCCTAGACCCAACAATATTCGGTACTAATTTCTATCAATTTAGAAATCGCTATGCGATTATGGGAGGCTTTAACAGGCATCAAATAGTTGGCTATAGAGACCTTGATCAGTTGATACAAAAGGAACATTCAATTGCATACAGAGTTACAAAGGAAGAGGCGCTGGACCTACCGGAGCAAACATTCCTTGAGAGAAGAATAACTTTGACTCCGAAAGAGAAAAATATCTATAGCAAGATAAAGCGTGAGAGTTTCGCAGAGCTGGATGGTGGTGGAAAGGTTACAGTTACAACTGTACTCACTAAACTTCTCAGGCTTCAACAATTTACAGGCGGTTTTTTGGTAGCAGACGGTTCTGAAAAGGCAGAACTTGTAAGTAAAGGAAAGCTTAATGCTTTAGAGGAAATCATTGATGATTATGTGGTAGATGCAGGAAAGAAGCTTGTA